AAAAGTATTTACCCGCCCCGTATGCATACAAATAACGCCGCAAAATTCGGCTTTGGATTTGGAGGTTGTGCGGTGGCTACCCGCGGTCGACCTCCGAAGCCCGTCGAGCAGCATCGCCGCACTGGCACGTTCGATGCCTCGCGCCATAACCGTGGCGCCTTGGTTGCGGTTGAGCCCGTGTCCTTGGAGCCGTTTCAGCGCCAGGCCGCCGACCTGTTCGCCGACATCATGCAGGCGGGCTCGGCTTGGTTTGCCCGCACCGATGGGGTGCAGCTGGCGATGCTGCGCGAATCGCTTGAGGAGCGTGAGCGTCTGCTCCCGGTGGCGGAGTCGTCAACTGAGGCCCGCAAGCAGCTGCGCGAACTCAATCGTGAGATCGCTGACTGGCTGACTCAGCTTGGTTTCAACCCGACGGCCCGTGCCCGCCTGGGCTTGGCCGAAGTCAAGGCCGCCTCGACGCTGGAGAAGTTGCAGGCCAAGCGGTCCAAGTAAGGGAGCCACCTGCGCATGGCAGCCCGAAAGATCAAAGGCTGGCCGCCGGCCATCCTGACCCCTGTTCCTGCTGCGGATATCAAGCGCGGCGACGGCCCCCTGGTCACCGAGTTCATCGAGGCGTTGTGCCCCCAGGTGAAGGACTCGGTGGGCGGCCGGGCTGGTGAGCCTTTGCTGCTGCGACCTTGGCAGCGCAAACTCATGGACCATCTTTGGGCGCGTCGAGCGGATAAGCGGCTGCGGGCCAAGGTCGCTTTGGTTGGCTTGCCTCGTAAGAACGGCAAGTCGGCGCTGGGCTCGGGGATCGCGCTGTACGGCCTCTTTATGGGTCCTCGAGGCGGCGAGGTTTACTCGTGCGCGGCTGACCGGGACCAGGCGCGCATCGTGTTTGGCGCGGCAAAGCAAATGGTGGAGATGTCGCCTGAGCTTGCCGAGCAGGCGAAGTTGTATCGGGACGCCATTGAGATCCCGGCGACGGGCTCGGTGTACCGGGTGCTCTCCTCTGAGGCCTTTACTAAGGAAGGCCTGTCGCCGACTCTGGTCGTTTATGACGAGCTGCACGCCGCGCCCAACCGTGAACTTTGGGACGTAATGACGCTGGCCCAGGCCGCGCGCTATGACGCCTTGACCTTGGCGATTACGACTGCTGGGGTGCGGACGGATTCCACAGGCCAGGACTCTGTCTGTTATGGCCTGTACCAGTACGCCCAGCGGGTCGCGGCCGGCGAGGTCGAGGACCCGTCGTTCTTCGGCGCTTGGTGGCAGGCCGACCCGGACTGCGACCACCGCGACCCAAAGAACTGGCAAATCGCCAACCCTGGCTACGGCGACATCCAAGACCCCGAGGACTTTGAGTCCTCGGTGAAGCGAACCCCGGAGGCGGAGTTCCGCACAAAGCGCACCAACGTGTTCGTGTCCTCGCAGCAGGCTTGGCTGCCGCACGGCTCTTGGGACGAGCTGCCGGAGATGTCGCCGGTAGATGACGGCACCCCGGTCGTGCTCGGCTTTGACGGTTCGTTCTCAGGCGACACGACCGCCATCGTCGGCGTGACGATTGAGGACACCCCGCGCGTCTGGCTGGTCGATATGTGGGAGAAGCAGCCTACCGACCGTGATGACTGGCGGGTGGACATTGGCGGGGTTGAGGCTCGGATCTTGGAGACGTGCGGCCGGCTCAATGTGGTTGAGGTTGCGTGTGACCCGTACCGCTGGCAGCGGTCGATGGAGGCGCTGGCCGAGGCCGGGGTTCCGATTACTGAGTACCCATCGAGCAGCCCAGCTCGCATGGTGCCATCGACGGCCAAGTTCTTTGACGCGGTGGTATCAGGCCAGGTCGCGCACGATCATGCTCCCGCTCTTGCCCGCCACCTGGACAACTGCGTCATCAAGACCGACCAGAAGGGGCCGCGGGTCGTGAAGGAGCACCGGGGTTCTCCTCGCAAGATTGACGCCGCCGTTGCGGCGATCATTGCTTTTGACCGGGCTACCCATCGCCGTGAGGCGGAGCCCGAAGCACCTGTCGCCAGTTTCTTCTCAGTCTAGGAGCCGTATGCGCATCGCCCTTGCTTTGCAGATCGCTGGCTGCGTTGCGCTCATTGTCGGGTGCGCCCTTGTGGCGCCTTGGCTGGGTTTCGTTGTCGCTGGCATCTGCGGGCTGGCTTTCGGTGTCGCGCTTGAGAGAGGCCTCTAATGCTCGGAAACTTGTTCGGCGGTCAGCCGATGGAAGAGCGGAACCTCTCCTACCAGCAGGTGTGGGGTTCGGGCATCGACGTGTCGGGCTTCGCGACTTGGGCGGGCACGGTTGTCAACCAGAAGAACGCCCTTGAGATTGGTGCGGCCTACGCTTGTGTGCGGCTGCTGTCGGACACGATCTCGACGCTGCCGGTGGACACGTTCATTCGGCGTGACGGCAACCGGCTTCCGTACCGGCCGCGGCCGGCCTGGGTGTACGAGCCCGAGGGCCCCGGCTCCAGCCGGATCGAGTATTACAAGCAGATCGTCGTCTCCATGCTGCTGTCGCACGGCGCGGTGGTGCAGATCCTCCGCAACGGCAACGGCGACATCGTCGCTTTGCAGCCGCTTGACCCGACCCGCGTGGACATCCGCCGCAACCCGGCGACCCGTTTGCGCGAGTTCGTCATTGACGGGGGCCAGGCCGTCCTGCCTGGCGAGGACGTGCTCTACATCCCCGAGATGCGCCGCCCCGGTTCGCTCAAGGGTGTGAGCCGGGTAGACGAGCTGAAGCAGACGCTCGGCCTAGCGAAGGCGCTGGACGAGTTCGCCTCGCGGTACTTCTCCAACGGCGCCAACACCTCGGGAATGATTGAGTTCCCCGGCAACCTCACGCAGGAGCAGGCCAAGGATCTGGTCGACGCCTTCGAGGCTGGGCACAAGGGCTTGAAGAAGGCTCACCGTCCTGGCGTGCTGTCGGGTGGCGCGAAGTTTGTGAAGACGGGCTCGGATGGCGAGCAGGCTCAGATGCTTGAGAGCCGCCAGTTTGCGGTTGAGGAAGTGGCGCGCGTGTTCCGGGTGCCCCCGTCGATGATCGGGCTGAACACTCCCGGAGCCATGTCTTACGCAAGCGTGGAAAGCAACATTATCTCCTATGCCCGATTCTCGCTCGCCCCGCTGGTTGCTTGCATCGAGGAAGCCCACAACCGCCTCCTCCCTGGCGACGTCTTTTTGCGCGTGAACATGGACGGCCTTCTCCGAGGTGACTCAGCAACGCAAGCGCAGGTTTTCTCAACGGCATTGCAGGCCGGGTACATGAGCGTCAATGAGGCCCGCGGTCTCATGGATCTTCGCCCGGTTGACGGGGGCGACGCGCCGCGCGTGCCACTCGCCAATATTGCAGTCAATTCAGCCAGCATTGTTGAGGAGCGCGAACGCGTCGAGATGGCGTCCAAGCTCGTGCAGTCGGGCTACGACCCGGCCGATGTGCTGTCCGCGCTCGGCCTGCCTGCAATGGCCCACACCGGTCTGGCGTCGAACCAGTTGCAGCCGGCCGAGAACGCCCAGGTCTAGGAGGGCCGATGAGCAAAATGGAAACCCGCACCTTCACCGTCGATGACCTTGAGGTCCGCGAAGCCCCCGAAGGTATGAGCTTCGAGGGATACGCGGCGGTGTTCAACTCCCCGAGCGAGCCCCTGCCCTTCACCGAGACGATTGCTCCTGGCGCCTTTGCTCGGTCGCTGAAGTCCCGCAACAACGTCTTCCTCCTCGTCAATCACGACCCGGCCCGCCCCTTGGCGTCAACCCGGTCGAAGACGATGACGCTCGAGGAGGACGGCCGCGGCCTGCTCGTCAAGGCGACCCTGCCGGACACGAGCGACGGCCGCGACTTGGCGGTTCTACTCGGCGGCGGTGGCAATCCGCGCGTGATCGACTCCATGAGCTTCGGCTTCTCGGTCCCTCGCGGCGGCGACAAGTGGAACGAGGACGGCAGCCAGCGCACCCTTCAGCAGGTCCGCCTGCATGAGACTTCCATCGTGACCTTCCCGGCTTACCAAGCCACGAGCGCCGCGGTGCGCAGCCTGGACATGCTCGCCGAAGCCACGGGCGAGGACGCCGACGCATTGAACGGCGCGCTTGAGGCGCTTGAGCGCGGGGCCACTTTGACGATGGATCAGGCTGGCCTGCTGTCTGCGGTGGTGGCGAAGTTGTCGCCGGAGCCGCAGCCCGAGCCCGAGGTTGAGCCGGTGGCGCACGACCCGGCACAAATCAACCTGCTCAAGACCAAGCTCGACCTGGCCTTCAAGGCCTGAGACTTCCTGGCCGCGCGAGCCGCGGCTAGGTCCCCGCTCTGAGGAGCCTCGGCGGGATTCGCAAGAAACACCTGCGCAATCCAACAAACCGAGACCCCAGAAAGGGGTGAACTAAGTTGTCCGAGTACTTGAAGAAGCTCGTGGAGGATCGCCAGTCGGCGTACCACGCAGCAAAGGCAAAGATGGACGAGGCCGCCGCTGAGAGCCGCGACCTGTCCACCGAGGAGCGCGAGTTCGTCGACCGCACGTTCGCGGAGCTTGACGAGAAGCGCACCATGATTGACACCCTCATCACCGCTGAGAAGCGTGAGGCTGAGATCGCCGAGGCGATGCGTGGCGTCGCAGATGTCGCTCGCCCGGTTGAGGCCCGCACCGCTGCGGCCGAGTCCGACGCCGACATCCTTCGTCAGCTGCTCGCTGGCGAGCGCCGCGCCCACTCCTTCCAGTTTGAGAAGCGCGACATCGCCAAGACCAGCAGCAACGCCCCCGTGCCCACGTCGTTCTCAGACGTCGTCATCGACCAGGCCCGCCTCGTCGGCCCGATGCTTGACCCGACCGTCGTCACCGTCCTCAACACGGGCTCCGGCGAGGACCTTGTCCTTCCGTCGCTCGCGTCCTGGTCAACGGCCGGCTTCGAGGCTGAGGCCGCCACGATCGACGAGTCGGACCCGACCTTCGGCAAGACCACGCTCAAGGCCTACAAGTACGCCTTCATCGTGCAGGTCTCGCAGGAGTTCCTGGCCGACAGCAACATTGACGTCATTGGCTTCCTCGGCCAGCAGGCCGGCAACGCCATTGGCTACGCGGTCAACGACAAGCTGACGCTTGGCACTGGCACGGTTGAGCCGAACGGTATCGCCGTCGCTGCTGCGGCTGGCGTGACCGGTGGCACCGCCACGTCGACGATGGGCACGGGCGGCTTCACGGCCGACAACCTCATCGACCTCGTTTACTCGCTGGATGGTGCGGCTCGCCGCCTGCCCGGTTTCGGGGTCATGGCGAACGGCTCCAGCATCGGCGCCATGCGCAAGCTCAAGACGTCGTCGGGTGACTACGTCTTCGCGCCGAGCCTGGTCGCGTCGGCAAATGACACCGTCCTCGGGTACCCAATTATTGAGAACCCGGCGATGGCCTCGGTCGGTTCCGGGAATCGCTCAGTGTTGGCGGGGCATCTGCCCAGTTTCTATGTCAGGACTGTTGGCGGCATTGACGTGGCCCGCTCGGATGACTTTGCCTTCAACACCGGCCAGGTCACGCTTCGCTTCCAGATCCGCGTCGACGGCAACCTGCCTCAGACGTCGCACGTCAAGCGGTTTACCGGCGGCACCGCCTAGTCACTAGGCACCTAGACGTGGATGGCCCCGCCTTTGCGCAGGGGGGCGGGGCCATCCACACCCCCTGCGCACACCTAGGAGAAACGGTGGCCCATGCCACGAAAGACAAAGGAACCAAGCACTCGGCACGTTCTGGGAACCCCGCTAGACGTGCCGCCGCCCGAGAGGGAGCAGCTCCTTCGGCTGGGACTGCTGCACGAAGAATCCTCTGGGCCAGCAACGCGCCCTGGACGGCCACGGGCTACGGCGAGCAAACCCAGCAAGCCACCCGGCGAATCAAAGCCGCGGGCCACCAAGTAGCCATCGCCTCCAACTACGGGCTTGAGGGCTCAACCATGGAGTGGGAAGGCCTGCCGGTCTACCCCCGCGGCCTGGACATCTACAGCAACGACGTCATCCCCGCCTACGCGATGGACTGGGGCCGACCAACTGGGCAGCAGGCCCTCGTCATCACTCTCTTCGACTGCTGGGTTTTCAAGGGCGCTGGCTGGGACGTGCTCGACCGCGTCGCCTCGTGGGTGCCGATTGACCACTTCCCCGCCCCGGCCCCAGTCATCGAGTGGCTGAAGCGCCCCAACGTGACACCGATTGCCATGTCGCAGTTCGGGCTTGACGCCATCGAGCGCCACGACATTGAGGCGCTGTACGTCCCGCACGCCATCGACACCAAGGTCTTCAAGCCGACCAAGTTGATGCAAGGTAGCGACGGCCAGGTGCCCGCCCGCACATGGATGGGCGTGCCAGACGACGCGGTCGTGATTGGGATGATTTCCGCGAATAAGGGGGGCGTAGATAGGAAGGGCTTTGCTGAAGCCTTCCTTGCCGCCGCGATGGTGATGCAGAAGCACGACGACGTCTGGCTCTACCTGCACACCGAGCCCAGCCCCGCCATGTCTGGCCTTGACTTGCGGGCACTGCTCGCCGCGACGGGCGTACCAATGGACCGGGTCGCCTTTGCAGACTCCTACTCCTACCGCATGGGCATCCCCAAGGAAGCCCTTGCCAGCATCTACACGGCAATAGACGTGCTGCTTCAGCCGTCACGCGGCGAAGGTTTTGGCATCCCGGCCATTGAGGCCCAGGCTTGCGGCACCCCGGTCATCGTGTCCAACGCCACCGCGCAGCCTGAGCTTGTCGGCGACGGCTGGCTCTGCGACGTGCAGCCCGCCTGGGACGCACCGCAAGGCTGCTGGTTCTTCACCCCGCTGGTGCCGAGCATCGTCGACAACCTTGAGGCTGCCTACGCGCGAGGCCGAGGCCGATCCCAGCAGGCCATCGAGTTCGCCGCCAACTATGACGCCGATGTTGTATTCGACAAGTATTGGCGGCCGGCGCTCGACATCCTCATCGCACCATGAGGGTCGCCTGGGTCACGCACCACATCCCCAGGGTTGAGGAAAGGCACGAGGCCTTACTGCCGGGGAAGTATGCGGGTGGCGCGGAACGGAACACCGACTACATGGTCACGGCGGCACCGGCTGGTGTCGAGGTCACCTACATTGAACCCGAAGCCGCTGAGAGCGCCGCAGACGAATCTTGGGACCGGGTAGTAGTCGGAGGCACCGACAAACTCTCCGAAGCCTCCATGAATTTCCTAGCGGCTCTCAGGCCCATTGTCTGGGTGCAGCACGCCCAACACCGCACACCAGCCAAGGCTGACCTGTTCCGCCAGGCCTCGCGGTTCTTGACGATGAGCCGCGCCCACATGGGCTGGGAAGCCGAGTGGACCGGGCGCGCCGACGCCTTTATCCACTCCCCGGTTCCCCCGGACTGCGTGGCCCCCGCCGATAAGGAACCTTTTGCCTTGTTCGCGGGCAGACGCCACCCGGCCAAAGGGAAACTCAACGCCCGCATTTGGGCGCAGCGCCACGGCGTGGAACTCGTTGAGCTGGAGAACGCCCCGCACGAGGTCGTGCTGGACCACATGGCCCGCGCCAAATACTTCGTCCACCTCCCCAAGGAGCGGGACGCCTGCCCCCTCGTCGTCATTGAGGCCACCCTCGCTGGCTGCGACATCGTCACCAACTCCCTCGTCGGGCGGCTAGAGCCCGGCGACCCTGCGGCAGTCCTCGCCCAGCAACCCGAGCGGTTCTGGCGAATTGTGGAGGAAACAGCATGAAAATCGTTGTCACCGGCTCCGCCGGCACCCTAGGCGCCCCCCTAGTCGCCGAGCTGCGCGAGCGCGGCCACGACGTCTGGGGAATCGAACTCCAGCACACCGGCCAGCCCCAGACCATCCGCGCCGACGTCGCCGACTACCGGCAGCTGCGCGCCGCCTTCGACCGCGTCGGCGACTTCGACCTCGTCTACCACCTGGCCGCCGAGTTCGGGCGCATCAACGGCGAGGAGCACTACGAGCAGGTCTGGCGCACCAACGCCATCGGCACCCGCAACGTGCTCGAGCTTCAACGTGAGCGCGGGTTCCGCCACGTCTTCGCCTCCTCCTCCGAGGTTTACGGTGAGGCCGACGCCGAAGCCATCGACGAGCGCTACCTCCTCGACAACCCGCAGCCGCGCCTCACGAACGACTACGCCATCAGCAAGCGGGTCAACGAGGAGCAGATCCGCAACTTCGCAGACCGCTACGGCAACAAGACCATGACGCTGCGGTTCTTCAACGCCTACGGCCCCGGCGAGCGGTATCACGACTACCGCTCGGTCGTCTGCCTCTTCGCTTACCGGCTGCTGACTGGCAAGCCCATCACCGTTTATGAGAACTACCACCGGGTCTTCATGTACCAGGGCGACTTCTTGGTCAGCCTCGCCAACGCGGCCACGAGCTTCGCCCCAGGCGAGACCGTGAACGTCGGCGGGGACGAGTACGTCAGCGTTGAAGAAATGGCAAACATGCTGCTCGAGGTCACGGGCGCCCACCCGTCTTTGGTGAACCGGCTTCCGCTGGACAAGCACAACGTCACCAGCAAGAAGCCTGACATCTCCAAGGCCAAGGCACTGCTGCACCACAACCCGCGCACGAGGCTCGCTCAGGGACTTCCCCTGACTGTCGACTGGATGCGGAAGCATTACGAAATCGGAGGCTGACCGTGGCGATTGCTAACGGCTACGCAAGTCTAAGCCAGATCAAGAGCGCGCTGCGCATCCCCGCTGGCGACGCCACCGACGACGCCCTCCTCGAGATGGCCGTCGAGTCTGCCTCGCGCCTCATCGACGCCTACTGCGGCAGGAACTTCATCAACGCTGGCACCGTCACCCGCTACTACAACACCGAAAACCCCTACGTCGTGCAGATTGACGACGCCCGCTCCATCGCCCAGGTCGAAACGTCCACGGGCCTTGATGGCGTCTACGACACGACCTGGACGATTGGCACGGCTGGCGGGCAGGGCGACGCCCAGCCGGAGCCCATCAACGACTACCTCGGCGGCGTCGTGTGGCCGTTTACCCGCATCCGGGCCATCGGCGACTATTCGTTCCCCACGGGGCCAGAGAATTCGATCAAGGTTCGGGCTGTCTTCGGCTGGCCCAATATTCCGGTCACGGTCACCCAGGCCACGATCCTCCAGTCGTCCAGAATCTTTGCCAGATTGCAGTCGCCTTTGGGCATAGCGGGCTGGGGTGACGCCGGCGTCATGCGCGTGAGCCGTGGCCTTGACCCTGACGTTGTGCAGCTCGTTGAGGGCTACCGCCGCGTCAACGGTGTCGCATGACCGCCCTCACCGACCTACGCACCGGGCTCGCCACCAGGCTCGCAACCATTAGCGGCCTGCGGTCCTCGGCCTACATTCCCGACAACCCGCAGCCCCCGGTCGCGGTCGTGATGCCGGGCCGCATCACTTACGACCAGGCCTTCGGGCGCGGGTCGGACGAATACCAGTTCACCATCATGCTCATCGTCGGCCGCGTAGCCGACCGGGCATCACAGACCAACCTCGACGCCTACTGCGCCTCTAGTGGTAGCGCGTCGGTGAAGGCGGCAATTGAAGGTGACCGCTCCCTAGGGGGCAAAGCCTTGGACTGCCGAGTCACAGAAATGACTAACCAGGGCTCGCTTGCCATTGGGGACGTCACTTACCACACGGCCGAGTTCTCGGTCACCGTCATTGCCGCCGGCTAAGGAGTAACCAGAATGGCAAAGTTCATCGGCAAGAACATCCGGGTGAAGGTCGGCAGCACCGAGCTCACCGATCACATCGCAAGCGTTGAGGTCACCGAGACCGTTGACGAAATTGAGACAACCGCCTTTGGGCAGGCAGCGCGTAGCCGCATTGCTGGGCTCAAGGACGCCTCCGTCACCATCAGCCTGCACCAGGACTACGACGCCTCAAGCGTCAACGCTACCCTGGCCAATGTGTTCGGTGGTACGACCACCGTGACCATCCTTGCGGGCACCAGCACAAGTCAGGGCACCGCGACCGCGACAGCGCCTCTTTTTTCAATCCCTTGCCTTGCTTCACAGCAAAGCCCAATTTCGGGACAGGTCGGCGATCTCAGCACGTTTGATATCACGTGGCCCGCCGTTGGCGAGATCACCAAGTCCACCGCTGGCACCTTCGTCTAAGTAGGAGACCACCTTGCGCATCCAGTTCACCATCACCTACGCCGACGGCACGGCGGCCGAGGCTACGGCCTCGGTCGCCGACCAGGTGGCCTTCGAGCAGGCACACGACCGCTCCATCGCCCGCCTCGCCGACGACTTCCGCCTCACTGACGCCTGCTGGCTCGCGTGGCACTCACTCCACCGCACGGCCCGCACGGCCGACGACTTCAACACCTGGCTGGACAAGGTAGAGAACGTCGAGATCGGTCAGGGGAAGATCGTCCCTTTGGAGGGGACGACAACGCCCACTGGCTAATCGTCCACTTGGCCTACGAGTACGGCCTAGCGCCGTCCGCAGTGCTGGCTGAGTCGGACCGCATGATTTTCACCATGTCCAAATACTTGGCATGGCGCGCGCAAGAAAGCCGGAGGAGTTGACATGACCGACTTCACGGTGCGCGTTGAAGGAGCCGACCAAGCCGTTCGCGCATTGCGCACGATGGAGCCCGAGACCGCCAAGCAGGTGGGCAAGGAGATCTCAAACGTCGGCCGGGATCTTGCCGCCTACATCCGCGCCAACGCTCCGACTCAGCCTCCAATGAGTGGCTGGCGCGAGACGGGCGCGGCTCGAGGTCGCACCCGCGGAGGCGCTGGCTGGCCCGCTTGGGCGCCCATTTCCGCCAGCAGCAAGCGGCGCGGCGTCTCAGTCACTGTCAACATGACTGGGGCCGTGGCTGCCATCTACGAGTCGGCCGGCAAGAACGGCCTCGGCGGCATCTCAACCCACCCTGACGGGGGCCAGTTCATTCGCAACTTGAGCCGCTACGGGCGTCTCTACACCTCAGGCGGGCGCCCCAGATCTGGACGCCTCGCAGGCAAAGCAATCGTCACGCAGTATCCCGAGGCCATCAAGCGCATCCAAGCCGCGTGCGACCGGGCCGTCGACGCAGTCAATAGGAGGTTGCCCTCATGGCAGTGAGCGGGTCAGGCAAGGGCATCCAGATCGTTGTCGGCACCGACTACAACGACCGCGACCTCAAGCGCGCCCAGGCAGACCTCAACCGCCTCAAGATGCAAGCGGCCAAGACTCAGGGCCCCATGAAGCAACTAGGCGGCACGCTTCGCGGCGCGCTCGGCCCCGCGTTCGCCCTTGCTGGCGCAGCTGCCGCAGGCTTCGCCCTCAAGCTCGGCGTTGAGGCAGTCCAGGCCGCCATCGAGGAAGAGAAGTCGGTCGCCCGCCTCAAGATGGCGCTCGACAACCTCGCCCTCGGCTTCGCCATGCCCGTCGTCGACGACTTCATCGACAAGACGCAGCGCGCCTCCGGCGTCGCCGACGACCAGTTGCGGCCCGCCCTCGGGCAACTCGCCGCCGCGACCGGCAACCTGTACGACGCCCAAAACCTGCTCAACTTGGCGCTCGATGTCTCAGCCGGTACGGGCCGAGACCTCACTAGCGTCACCGCCGCGCTCTCCAAGGCCGCCAACGGCCAGACCACGTCGCTTCGCCGCCTCGCCCCCAGCATCGACGGGGCCGTGCTCAAGACTGGCGACCTCACCGCAATCACCGGTGAGTTGACGCGCCTCTTCGGGGGCCAGGCCGAAGCCCGCGCCAACACGTTCGCGGGCACCATAGACCGGCTCACCATCGCCGCAGACGAACTCATGGAAGCCTTCGGCAAGGGCTTCCTTGACGCCTTCCAAGAAGGACTCGGTGGCAGCACCGAAGACCTCATGAAGACCCTGCAAGACCTCGAGCCGCAGATGGAGCAGATCGGCGGCACCATCGGCAAACTTGCCGGCACCATCGGCAGAATGTCAGGCGCCATTGAGCTGTTCGGCAACCTAGTCAACATCGCGGTCGTCAACAACATTGGCCCCTGGCAGATGCTTGCTGACGCGATTGGCCTAGGCGCGGACGAGTCCGACGTCTTCTCCGCCCGCGGCGAAGACATGGCCGACGTTCTCTCCGGAACGGTGTCATCGGGTATCCAGCAGGCCACCGACGACATGGGCAAACTCGCCCGCGAAGCCGAAGAGACCGAGCAGTATTTTGAAAACCTCAACTCGGAACTCAAGATCTTTGGGGACCTGACCTCAAAGAATGACGCCGTCCGCGGATACCAGGCCGCCCTCGACGACCTTCGCAAGTCAGTAAAGGAGAACGGTCGCGCGTTCAACGACACGACCGAAAAGGGTCGCGCTAACGCCGACGCCCTCGACGACATCTTCACTTCCGCGCAAAAAGTGGCGGAGGGCCAGCAGACAGCGGCCGAGAAGATCCGCACAATGGAGCAGGCGTCAGCGGACGCCAACGACGTGCTCAAGAACATGGGTGTGCCGCCCGATGTGCGCGCCTCCCTGATTCAGCCTTTCGACACCCTCATCGCCAAGTTCCGCGAGAACAACACTCTGGCGGACAATCTGAAGCAGCGCATGGAGGGCTTGCCCACCGGCACCCGCACGTTCACCTACGACATCGTCGTCAACAACGCCAACAGCCTGCCGCCGCACATGCGCGCCGCCGGTGGCCCTATCGGCCTAGGAGGCCGTGGCTCCGACACCGTTCCCGCCATGCTCACGCCAGGCGAGTTCGTGGTGCGCAAGGCTGCGGTGCAGCAATTCGGGCGCGGCTTCTTCTCGCAGCTCAACCGCGGCATCAACCCGCTCGCGGGCATGACCCCGACCGCGGGCGGCTCAGGTGGCGGCCTAACGATCAACGGCGGCATCACTGTCCAGTCGGCTCCCGGTGAGCGTGCCGAGACATCCCTCCCCCGTGCGCTACGTCGCGCGGCCTTCCTGGCAGGCGTCAATGGCTGAGACATACAAGATCGGCGCAACCGACGTCACCACATTCCTCACCCACCTCCAGGTCATCGACGGCAACATCGGCATCCCGCCGCTGCGCCAGGACGACTACTCGGTGCCGGGCCGCACCGGCGCCATCGCGGCAACCCCGTGGTGGGGTCCGCGTGTGGTCACGTTCGGTGGCATCGTCGCGGGCTCGACTCGGCCCGCGATGCAGACCAACCTCAAGAGCCTCGGCTCCCTCGTGCTCAACGGCGGGGACACGTTCACGATCTCGCGCACCATTGACACGGCCGGCACCCCGACGCACACGGCGACGGCCCGCTACCTCGGCGGCCTCGAGCAGTCCGAGGCCCTGTCCAACCGCGTCGCCCGAGTCGCCTTCGACGTGCAGCTCATGGACGGCTTCTGGTACGAGTCGGCCTACACCCCCGGCACCGCCCTGGCCGGCACCACCGTCGTCAACGTCAACGGCGACGCCCCCACCCAAGACATCACCCTCACCTACTCCATTGGCGCCGGGTCGCAGCGGGTCACCAACTCCGCCTACCCCGGACTCGCCCGACTCACCCTCAAGCCTGGCAACAACACTCTCGTCGTTACGGGCGGCGGCAGCGTGACCATGAGCTACCGGGCGGCGTGGCTGTGACACATCTGCGCCTCGACGTCTACGACCCCCTCAACCAGACCTACCAGGGGACTCTGTCGCAGTCACTAACCAGCGAGTTTGTGGATGAGTTCAACCAGCCCGGCTACGGCACC